AACATCCGAAGTAGCAGTAACGCCAATGGTACTTGATCCTGGAGGAGAAACTAAAGCCGTTGCTTTATATAGTCCTCCGCCGCCTGCGTCAGAAATAATAAGACTGGTATTTAAACCCGCACTAATAGTCTGGAGAGTGCCGAAGAAAGCTCCAATATGTAATGCTCCATTTAAAACTGTAGTAACCGTAGTATCTAAACTGGTTCCTGTACCACTGTTTTCAATCACATTACTTTCGTAGGATTCAACTTCAGTATATGAAGCATTCTCAGCTTCAATAAAAATAGAGGATGAGGTAGAAACTACAATATCAAAAGTGCCGGCATCCGGATTTAACAAATAATAAAGATATACTCCTTCAGGAGTTGCCCCAGTTGCTGACCTCCAACCTAACTGGGTCATAGCGTCTCCGTTATAAGTAACCCCTGTAACCAAGTCAGAGTTAGACGCAATAACAACGCCTACTACTAACAAAGTACCTCCGTTTACATGAGATACAGTTAAAGATACACCAGTTACCGAACCTTCACTAGTTGCATCGAGCGTTATTGCCATACCTAAAGCTTAGAGTATGGCTTTAGTCATTGGCAATTATCGGAGAGTTTTTACGAGGTCTTTTCGTTTCGGATAAGGCTTTTTATTCTTAATACCTAATCTCGTTCCAGGTTTTCCTCTAAAACGAAGCTATTAAATCAGCCGTTTTACCCCATCCAGGAATTTCGGTATCAGATTCTAGCCAACCTTGACAAGCAGATTTATCCCTAAACTCATCTTGACTCCATCTTTCTTTGGTTAAATTTTTCCCATGTCTAATATCCACTATTGGTACAGTAGACTTCCAAAACTCAGACCTTCCATCTCTAGTTCCTGGTTCAAAACTTACAGTTCTTATTGAAAAACCGTTATTCAGAATAAAATTATATATTTTTCTATATTCTTCCACTAAAAGTTCTCGATAAGCACACAATCCCGATAATTGGTCGGCATCAAAGTGAATGGCATGACCATCTGTTAAGCGTAGTTTCCAAAAGTTTCGATTGTAATAAAATATATCTTTTCTAGGTGGTACAAAATCAAAAGCTTCGGGTGGATATAGACAATCATGTTCCGTAAAAAATACATAATCGTCACTACTTTTTTCTAATGCACCTAAAATTTGTTTTGCCATTGTCAACTCTCCCCTTTTCATACTTGGAAAACGTACTCTCTTATCTCCAAAGTCCATTCTTTTAAGTGAGGAGCAGGTAATATTCATTTTTTTCTCAGTAGCTATTTTTTGAAGATTGTCCCTTACGGGTTTGGCAATCTTTTCATCTAACTGCGAATCTGTATAAAATATTGCCCCGATGCTTTCTCCCCAATCCGGAGGATTAAATTTATCCAGTATCCATTGAAACTTCCTAGTAGCCTGAGGCCATTTATCATGTTGGAATAGTTGTCTTGATAATTCTCTATTCTCATTAACCTTGTCTTGGGGGTTGGAGTAGGGGAAACCAAAATCCCCACCCCTGGTTCTAAAAGTGTGTGCGTGCCAGGTATAAAGATTCGCAATAACTTGACCTCCTGAAAGCCAAGTTTTCATCGCAACTTCACAACCTTGTTGCCCCCATGAGTTAAAATCCTCACTACAAATATCTAATTCAAAATATTTTTCCTTAGTAAGCATAAAGCATGAACCTTGAATACTCATTGTTTCACGGTAATTAGTATCTCTAGTACCATCTAACTTCAAAACACCTTTAATATTCTCTGGCCGTTTAGCAAGTTCGGAGAAGTATTGGAAATGTAGCGTCTTATCAACCCGAAATGTAAATGTGTTGGGACTTTTCTTGGCAATCCACACTATATCCTTAACTGTAGACTTACCACACGTTTCACACATCCCTGAGGGGCCTTGATAACGTCTATGTCCTTCAGAGCATACCCAATCAAAAATATGCATATTTTTCATTAGGGGAATAAGTGTTGTATTTTCACCTAATTCTTCCATCGCCTTAATCATCTTTAAATCAAAATCCTGATCTATTGCACAATGAGCGTCTAGCTTAAGGATATATTTGCCTTTAGCAATCTTTGCCGCCTGATTAGTTCCTGCACGTTGTCCAACTGATACGGGATTATAGATAATTGTTACCCTAGAATTTGTAGGTAATGGGGGATTAGGCAGGTATCCATCGAGGATAGCAATAATTTCCGTTATTTCAGGACTCGTATGTTCCAAGAGGTCTTGAATAGTACGACCCAAAAATTCTTCATTTCTTGCGGGAATACAGATGCTTAATTGATAATTATTCTTCATTTAATTTCACCATTCCTTATTTTTTTCAAGAATGGCTCGAGTTATTTTTGGTTCATATCCAAAAGATTCCGCAAAAGCACACCAAGCGTAGACATCTTTAGGGATACATTTTGAGTTCATGCCACGCCTGTCAGGATAAATAAACGTCCACCAAAGGTTAAAACGGGGATCGTCGCCATAAACTGCATCGCGAACCGTATAGTAGTCTACTCCAGCCTCTTCACAGACATCATAAAGCTCTTGGCATTGTGCTACTTTAAAAGAAATTGCTCTGTTTTCAGTTAGTTTAATAATTTCTGCCTCAAGTAAAGACACCTGCCTAATATTTATATTCGCATTATAAACAGTAGTATAAAGATCAATTAAAACTTTTCTGTCTTTTGGCTTACCACCAATAATTAAAAACTGTCTGGTCTTAGGATCTAACATAGGGTGGGCTGGACTTTCTCCCAGGTACTCGGGCTGCATAACTATATTCTTATTATATTTTTTACTCCATCTGTCACAATCACCGGGATTTACTGTTGAACGGATTACAAGTAAAGGACACTCACACCAGGATATAACTTCTTCTACAATAAGAGTATCTAATTTACCCTCACCAATTCCAGGTGTCGGTACACAAATAAAGGTTATATCAGCAGCATTTACCCATTCTTTAGACTTTCCTTTACCTGCCGGTGGATCATAGATATATGCTCCCTGCTTAATAAATAATTGCTCCATTGCTTTACCTACCCAGCCATGACCGATTACACTTACGTTAACCATTTATTGTTTGCCTTAATCCTTCTTTTAACTCTGTTTTTGGCTCCCAACCCAACAAATTCTTCGCTTTGCCAATATCTGCCAATGTTTGACTCGGCTCAAATTGAGAAACAGTACGAGTAGGTTCAATCTTTTTATCCATTAATTCACAGATGATTTGTAATAACTCATTAATTGAGGTATTTGTACCCGATCCGCAATTAAAGGCTTCCCCATGTACTTTAGAATGAGCCATAAGTATCATCTGATCAACAATATCATCTACATAAATAAAATCTCTTCTTTGTCTGCCGTCCCCAAACATCTGAAGGGGTAAACCATTTTTTAATACGTTTATAAAAGTAGCAATGGCGCTGGTATAAATTCCAGTTAAAGGCATCCGAGTCCCATAGGCGTTAAAAGGTCTAATAATATTAAATTCCAACCCGTATAATTTTTCAAACAATTTACAATACTGTTCTCCTATTAACTTCTGCAAAGCATAAGGATTCATCGGATTTGGTTCGGCATTTTCCCATGTGGGGTAAAAGTTTTGCTCACCGTATAGGTTAGAACTAGACATAAAAATTATTCTCTTAACTTTATTATCTCTACAATGTTCTAAAACTTTAACAGTCCCATGTACATTTACCCGATCTGTTTCTGCTACATGGGGAATAGACCATTGAGGACGGGTAAGGGCTGCTAAATGGAACACAATGTCAATACCTTTAAATAGGTGGCCTATATCACCTAAAATATCAGCGTTATAAACTATCAAGCGGGAATCTACGGGCAAATTAGCATATTTTCCATGCGAGAAGTCATCAATAACTATTATCTTATTGCTATGTCCGTCAATAACAGTGACTTTGTTATCATCCGCTAATAACCGATCTACAAGATGACTCCCAATAAAACCAGCACCACCAGTAACCAGTATATTCATTTATCCAATTCCTGATAAAGCTTAGCTATATTTTCTATATGGTATTTCTCTGATTTTTCTATACAGGCTCTAACCATCTTGTCATAAAGTTCTGGATTTACAATAAGTTCATCTAACCTCTCTAACCACTCTTCAGCCGTTTTTACCCCTATGTAACAACTCTCAACCTCTTTATAACTAGGCTCATCTAAAGCTACAGTAGGAACACCAAATGAAGCAGCATTGGTTATCTTTAATGGACAAGATAAAAGCCTATTTAACCAGGGACGCCACTGAAGATGTACATCAATACTCTCGTGGAACCTTGATACAGACATTCTGGGATAAAAATTTGTATAAAGCTCTAATTTTATATTCCTCTTTTTAAGCCCCTCTTTTATAATCTCTGAAATATAATCCCACGCCTGATATGATCCTGTAGCCCCCACCTTTTTAATTCCATCCCTATTTCTTCTAGTTCTTTCAAAATTACAATGATGATGAGGAATTAAAACTATTTTATTTTTAACAAGTTTAGATAAAGTCTTAACATCTAGCTCTGAAAAAGCAATCACTCCTACTTCCGGATATTTATTAAGAGTGTAAATAAGGTCAAAACCATCTTGTATATCAATCCAAGACCGCTTTTCAAACTTAAAATCATTACCTGGTTTAATATGAGGTTTTACATAGATACATACATCGTCTTCATATCCGCTTTCAGGGTTAAGTCTAGCATTACCCATATAAGCTGCAATCTGTTCCCCACGGACAATAGAAGACACCCTTTGTAGGTGTCTCATTTCATATGGTGGCTTGGCAAAAAATGAGATCATTTTTTTGGTAATAAATCCCTTATATCCTTAAAGGATAAAATTCCTTTTAACCACATTTTAATAGCTAAATTATTAATTTTTTTCTTAAATCTTTTATTCATTGTTTAAAAAACATCCAGCAATCAGCTAAATTTCCTTTTTTTCTCTTTGGTATATGAGACGGAACGTGCATTATAAATAGAGGCGCTATATAATTTTCTTTAACATACTGATTTACTGCCTCAATTACTCCATATTTTCTTTCTGGATTTTCTGTATAATCATGCCCTGCAACTATCCCTCCTGGTTTAACCTTTTTAGTCCATTCAGTCATATCTTCTAAAACATAGGAGTATTCATGGTTTCCATCTATAAATACGAAATCGAGGGAATTATCTTTAAAATATGATTCTGGATCTTTTAACGCCTCCATACTTGTCATACGCATAATAGTTGGGTTGTAGGGCATTAATCTTCTAAAAGCCTCTTGATAAATTTTCTCAACATCTTCCTGACTCTTCACGTTATCACCCTCTGTATAAGCTACCCAAGGATCAATACAATACAGTTTAAGACCTGGTATCCCTTCACAAAGCAATTGTGCATATTGTCCATGATCTGTCCCTATTTCAACCCCTACCTTTACTCCACGCTCCTTAAGCATTTGTATAAATGCAGTTCTTCTACCAAAATGATTAAGAATTATTGGGTTCATATTATTTCTTGCAAAAAAACCATGACCTATACCGATCTCGTTTCAATCCTTTATCTGTGGGAATCACTAGAAAAACTGGGAGTAAATGGTAAGAAGTCATATAAGCATTAACTACTTTCTGAACATGGTTAAACTTCCTTGAAGGATATCTAACATAGTCATGGCCTGAGAGTATCCCACCAGGTCGTACTTTATTTAACCAGTAATGAATATCTTGCGTTACGTTTAAGAAGTCATGGTTGCCGTCTATATAAACAAAATCGAGAGAGTTATCTTTAAAAAGATTAACTGCCTCCATACTTGGTTTTCTAATAATTACATAGTTAGGATAATCTTTGAGTCGATCTAAAGTTTCTTCATATCTTTTATCAAAAAACTCTTGATTTACTCTTGACTCTGGTTGTTGATTTGATTCGTAAGCTTTTGCTTTCCAAGGATCAATACAATGTAATGTTAAATTTGGAATAGTTTTAAGTAGAATTTCAGCATATACTCCTTGATCCGTCCCTATCTCAGCCCCTGTTTTAAACCCCAACTCTGCAAATAACTCAGCTAAACCAACCCCTCCTACCAATTCAGGAATATCAATAAAGTATCTACCATCGAGCTTGATGTTGTACTTTTTAACTATATAATCAAAAGTGTCTACCATAAATCCTCCAATTCTACAAAATTAGAAAGCACACAAGCATGTCTATCGTCCTTATCCCAAATCCTTTTATACTTAAATAAAGGATAAATCTCATCATATTGATATGTTCTTCTATGATGCCTATCATCATTAGAATCATGGATAATAATATACTTAGCTAAATTAGCTAATCTTTTAACTGTTTCCTTACGAGATAAATCAGGAGTTTGATCTACTAAAACTACATCCCAGTTCTTCTGTATCAAAGGTGATTCTTCATAGTTATCAACTAACTTTAACTTGTGATACTCGTTCTCATACAAAAAGTGCATGAATGTAGAACCCTTAAAGTGCCTAAGCCATCCTTTATCGTTTTCAAGGGAGAGTAGCTTTCTTTTTGAGCCAGTACAGGCATAATGGAGATAAGGGGTAGAGAAGAGTCCCATTCCCAACTCAAGTACATCACCATCAGACTTGTTCATACAAGCAATTAAAGCACCTAAATGAGTTGCATAATTTCCCGAATAAGTCTTGCTCATTGATTCTCCTCCTGATATTTATGTAATATCTCTCTCCAGTTTTTAGACCAAGTAGGCATAGGTGAAAATTTATCTATAAACCACTCAAAATCATATATATAATTCCCCTTATTCCCTACAAAATGCTCTGCTGTAAAATTGTAAGTCTTTTCAGTTTCTGCTCTATTCTCTGGATAACCTCTTTGGCTTGAATCTTGATGTAAATGAGCGTACCAAGTTTTCTTGTTAACCATTACTTTACCTCCCATTAACCAATTTCTTAAAGCGAGCCATAAAGGTTCTTGTCCATGACCGTAAGGATCTTGTAGTGGAAAACCACCTAATTCAAAGAACCTATCTTTTGTCATAAACCAACCACTACCATGGATTTGTGGGGTTTCATCTATAAAGAGTTCTATTCCAGTATTTTTTGACCATTCTTTAGCATTAGGATTCCCTGGATCTCTCTCTGCTGTTCTTTCAGGCCAGTGACCACCAGCTTTAAACCTAAAACCTCTAGGATCAGTGAATGGGCAACAAAGATAGAAATAGTCATAAAACTCTTCTTCTCCATCTCTTATTTGTATGCTCCAATCATCTTTTATTATCTTGAAGCGAGGCATAACTATCCAGTCTTCTTCCATATCCTGTTGGAGTATCTCATCAAAGCCTTTGCCAACTGATGTATGAGCATCAAGTTTGAAGAGGTATTTACCTGTGGCTGTAGCAGCAAGAGCATTTATATTACCTTTTATTCCTATATTTTCAGGAAATCTAATCTCTTTATAGTTATCATTCATAGTTAGATAATTCCAATAAGGTGGGCCGTTAAAGCCTACTATTACTTCAAATTCACCAGTAGCATTATCATAAATACTCTGTATAGTCCTCTCTAGATTTTTAGGTTTTTCAGCTCTACTAGGGATAATTATTGATACCTTACTCATATTTGTTACTCCACCATATTAAAGTTTTCAACTTTATAGGTTCTCCAGCCCATATCTTGTATTTGTTTCTTCCAATTAGCATCCCATCCTGGCATACCTGGAAACTTCTCATTAATAAACCACTCAAATTTATGAATCATGTTTGGCTCTCTGTCATTCAGCCAATGTTCAGCACTCCAGCTATCAGCTTCCACATTACCCCCAGGCATTTTATAGAATCTTCCATATTTATTTCCTTTATGAAGATGTGCATACCAGGTTTTCTTATTAATCATTAACTTTCCACCGCTTAACCACGTTTTAAACCCAATTTCTTGGGCTTCCTGTGCGAATTGTCCATAGCCTGTTTCATCCATTAAATTTAACTTATAGAAGTAATCTCTTGCCATAAACCAACAACTCCCTTGCATACTTGGACTTTCTACTAATTCCTGATCCAGAGTTTGATTTCTTCTTTCCCTCCATTCAACTCCATGCGTACCATCGTCGTTTGCCTTACCTTTTCTGGGAAAATCCTGATACATCTGGACAATTGGGTATTTATCATCTGTACGCTCCTCTATAACCCATTTTTCGACATCTAGTGCATAACGCCTTGGTACTTGTACCCAATCTGGTTGATGATCCTTTTTAAGTATTTCATCAAATCCCTCTCCATACATTGTGTGGTCATCGCATTTCATTATAAATTCACCTTTAGACATGACTACAGCTTTATTTATTCCAGCTCTCATACCAATAGGCGCGTTACCGTGTATATAGTGAACCCGTGAATCAGTTGAAAGAGGCTCAGGCCATTTTTCCTCCACGTTCACAATAACCTCAATATCCCCCTTAGCCTTATCTAAAATATCTTGAATCGTCTGGGAACAAAAGGGACTATTATAATTCGGAATGATTATACTTAGTTTTCCTTTATTCATCTTGTTTTTCCTCCATAAGTATCTGTTTTCCTATGACAATCTATACAAAGAGTCCTTCCATTATCTATGGCAAAACGAAGCTCTGGAAAAAGAGCAAAGGGTTTAATATGATCTGCTTCTAAATTTCCCCCCTTATCATCTCCACACCAGATACAAGTGAAGTTATCCCTAGCAAAGACTGCTGTTCTCCAAAGTTTATATTCTAAAGAATTTCTAATTTTGGTATTTATTGGTGTAATACCACCTTGCCAATGAGGACTCTTGTCTCCTATAAATTTACCCATCTTAGCTAAACTCATTTTCTTCTTAGTTTCTTCTGACCTATGTTTTCCAATATTTGAATTTCTTTCCCCTATAAATACATGAGCTATACAATAGTTACCTATCCTAGTTGTTAATTTTTTACCACAATCTAAACAGTGGGGTAATCCGCCTTTCCAATTCCAGTTTCTTTCTCCACTTCGTGACCTACTCATTTTTATCCTAGCTTTCTCTGACATTTTTTTACCCTTATGCCACTCGCTGTTTTTCTTTACAGCTTCTTCTGAATGTTTACTTCCTTTTACCATTAGTTAGTCTCCTGTACTATCACTATCCAATCTTGACCTTCCATATCCCCATCATTTACTAACCAGTTATGATATGCTCCTTTGGTATGAATAGTTAGCCATCCATCTTTTAATAATCCATGATCGCTTTGTATTTCCCATGACATCCTTCTAATCCTTTTACCTTTACTAACTTCCCTTACAGCATTTGGGAAGTCCATCGTTATAGCCTGTCCTTGTTTTCTAGGAATTGGCGTTAAAGTTGGGGTAATATCTCTATTCAGCGTATTCTGAGAAACTAATTCCCCTTCCTGTATATAATCCATTTTATTTAACCTCCTTTCTTTTTATGTTTAGATGATGAGGCACTTATATTAAGTGCCTTTTTCTTTTCTATATAATCATCCAGAGCTATCCTAACATGTGCAACATCTTCTCCGGGGAGCTCTCTTAAAAAATCGTCCTGATCTTTTCTTATACGGAATAAGCGGGCAATTAACATAAACTAACTATATATCTTAAGGATATCTGCTGTCAATAGAGCAAAAAGCTAAATCACGGAGTTTCTGCGTAAACTACGGTTATATCGGGGGCTGTACCTGTAGCAACAACAATATAGATTCCGTTATATATGGGGAAACCATATTCAAAACTGCCTGGATTGACTGTAGTATCTAATTTCCCCTTTCTAAGTTCGGCATCTTCTCCAAGAGTCTCATTACTATCATAAATTGTAGCGGTATTAGAAGATGCACCCTTAGTATTAATGACTAAGCGAATCAGGACGAGTTTAGCACGAGGATTAGCAGGTACAGGAATAAAGACTGTTCCATTTACTGTTATATTATATGTTTTGTTTGCGCTTGCTTCGTTAGGGTTCATTTTATCCTTTCATATTATGGAAATGATATTGATGCACTTGGACTTGCACTAGCTGACGGACTAAGTGATGCTGACGGACTAAGAGATGCACTAGATGATTTTGATGCACTAGCTGACGGCGACTGGCTTGCGCTAGGACTAAGAGATTTGGATGCTGATGGTGATGCACTAGCTGACGGACTTTTTGAGGCAGAAGCCGATTTAGATGCACTTGCTGATCCACTTGGTGATCCTGACGCACTAGCTGAGGCTGAGGCACTTTTAGACTCTGAAGCTGATGGACTTTGGGATGCCGATGAACTTGCACTTGGTGAAATACTAGCTGATGGGCTAAGTGATGCTGAGGCACTAGCACTGGTTGAAGCTGAGGGGCTTAGAGATGCTGATGGGCTAAGAGAAGCACTTGAACTTGCCGATCCTGAGGCTGATGCACTAGCACTTCCTGAGGCTGATGGTGACAAAGATGCGGAAGCACTTGCACTTCCTGAGGCTGATGGGCTGGTAGACGGTGACGGACTCTGCGATGCACTAGCTGACTTTGAGGCACTTTTCGAGGCTGAAGCAGACGGACTGACCGAAGCTGAAGGTGAAAGTGATGGACTCTTTGAAACAGAAGCTGACTGACTCAAAGATGGTGATGGACTTACTGATGCTGATGGAGAAGCTACTGTTGCTCCTACAATACTCCAAATAGCAGCAGTTGATGTACCAGTATTTCTATAAGCATTTCTTCCTACGCGGGTAAGATCATAAAAGATTGCACCTGATTTAAACCCTGAATCTCCTGTAGGTAAAGTATTTCCTTCTGCTTCCAAAATATTATCTGTCGAAACATGATCTTCATTTGTAGCACTTGCAATACGGTCACTATCCCATCTTAAAACTCTATTTGTCCTATAAGGAAGAAGAGCAGTAAGAAAATTAGCCTCTTGTGTAGTTCTATCTGCACTAGCCTTGACTTCAATCCTCGTAAGTTCTGCCTGATCTGTTTTCGATAAATCTTGTTTTATTAAAAATTTAGCCATATGTTTGTATTAAAAAAAGCCTAATCCTCAAAACCTAATGCTTTTTTTATATTAGCTTTAGGCTTCAAGCTTTAGGCTTTGTGTGCCAACCCTATCAAGTAGCTTTAGAACTTCCAGTATCCTTCAGCAGCTTGATGTCTATTAATATCTTTCACTTTTGCTCCATATACAAATAGATCTTTATATGCTACTCCAAAATCTCCGATCAAATCTTCTTCCATCCTAGCGTCTAATACTTTCTCAGCGAATGTCATCCAGTTTTTGTGTCCTGCAAGGATTCGGTATCCATCAGTATTATCTCCGTTAAGCCTGTTGCTCATAAAGAGTTTAAATCCTTGTAGCATACCCATGTAGCCTTTCTTTACAAGATCCTGATATGCTTCATCTACATGGAGAGCAACTCCTGTTGCATTACTGGTAAGGATTGTAAAAAATTCAGGAGGAGCAATTAGGAATCTGTCAGTATCAGGAACTGCTGAAAAACCATTTACCTCTGCAAGATTAAGTACCTGCGCCAATGTTGCAACTTTACTTAAAATATTTGCTGCGGTAATTGTTAATACTGTTGCTGCTTGAATTGTATAAGCTGTTGCTGCTGCAATTGCTCCTCCTGTATAAGCTGAAGTTGCATCATCAAGATCATCTTCAATAGTAATTTCGGTTGCACTTGTGTAAGTTTTAATCCTATACCATGTGGTATGTCCTGTTGCTTTAAAACCTCTACCAACCATTGCTGCGGTAAAAGTTGTTCCATTTCCTGTTACAACTCCTGTAGTTACTGCTACTTCAACATCTCCTGTGGTGTAATCAGTTCCAACCATATTTCCTGCTCCAATGTCTGTGTAAAGATCAAACACAAAGCTATCCATATTTTTTGATCTTTCATTTCCAACTTGGGTAACTACATAAGGATGCGGATTTTTAATATAGGAAAGCCACTTTGCTAACGTTTTTTCTTTCCAATAGAAGGATTTGTATTGATCAATAGTCAACGTACCATTATTTTCAGATAAAGCATCTGCGGTTAAAGCTGCATCTGCATAAGTCTTTTCTGTGAGCTTAGAAAAATCTAGAATGTTTAATTTAGAACCAACACCATTAATCTCACCCTCATAGTTCCTATTAACTACTTCATCAAGCAAATTATGGTCATACACATATTGCATGACCTTGCTTGAGAATCCTTCTGCTACTTTTGTTCCGTATGCTGACATATAGGTAAAGTTGTAGATTACTTTACCGTCTTCTTATGAAGGTTAGGAGTTTTCTAACATTTACAGCATATTACAACTTGCAGGGATTTGTCAAGAGGGTATTTAAAGATCAGATTCAATTTTTCCTGCAATAAGGTATTCTTTATATTTTGAATAATTACTTTCCCTTAATTTTCTTGCCTGCTCCAATGTTATTTTATCAGATTTGGGCTGGGGCTTTTCATTCGGTCCGCCACTACCGTTCTCAAACATTTTCCCCTTATTCGGTGCTTTTCCTGCCGAATATTCGTGTAAAAAGGCAGATACCAGTATTTTAAAGGGTACACTATTATTAGATTCTTCCTGGGCAAAAATTTTAAACTCTTCTGTTTTACCTTCCAGATTAGAATTTTTAATCAAAGTAACCGGATCGCTTATAAAATCTTCTACTGACTCGTTCCACTTCTCAATTTTTGTAGCCTGTTCTTTAGCTTGCGCTATTGTTTTTCTCCAATTACGGGATATAACTGTTTCTTTTGCAAAAATCCTTTCAGTATCAGACATTACATCCCATTCGGGGAACTCTTTTACTAACTCTTCCTCAGTAGGCTCTGAAATCTCATCAGCATCAACTAATGCTTTATTAATAATTCTATTCTTCGCGTAAATCTTCTGGTTTTCTCTTGCGGATGCTGCGGATTTCTTTTTCTCTGCTTCTAACTTGGCTCTAAGCGCTGCTTTTTCTTCTTCTGAAGGTTCAGCTTGTTCTTCCTCAACTTGCAGAGTTTCTTCTTCTTCAATCACAGAATCCTCTGAAGTATTAGCCTCTGCCTCAATTCTTGCCTCCTCTTCAGGATTTATCTCCTCTTTTAACAAATCGGGGTTTTCTTCGAGTTCCTCAGCAGCTTTAATAGCCTCTTCTTCTTTAGCTTTTAACTCTTCTTTAGTTGGCTTATTTGGGGTTGGCATTTTTTATTTTTACCGTCTCTGTTTTAACAGAGGTTTGGTTTACTTTAGGATTAAGTACACTATCATATTCCCTTAACTGAATCTCTTTAAGATAAAAACGTCTTGCTCTTAAAAACCTTATTTCCTCTTCAGTTAAACTACCAGGCTCCTTTATAAGAATCTTATTTAAAACTTCCTGCGCTTTAGAGTTCATCTTACGATGTTAGTGTGTAAAATTAGCTGATGTCAAGTTTTATGAGCAACTCCGCCCTTTTTCTTAACCTCAACTACCTTATTCCCTTTAAAAGCAAAGCGAATCTTCCCCTTCTTAGTTTTCTTCCATCTATAACGGACACCTTTTCCAAGCGGCATTATTTCCTTTTGCCTTTTAATTTTTTCTTAGCTTTAACAGCAGCCGCCACATAACCTTTCTTTGTATACGGAAAATGAATTTTACCTATTTTTGGCATATTACCTCCTTCCCGCAATCCCCTGGATCGCATTTTCTATTTGCTGTTGTGCTTTCTCAGGCGTACTCAAAAAAGCATCGAGTAACATATAATTCCTAAGTCTGGCTTTTAGGAATAAATCCTGTTTTGATCCCAAATCGGATTTTGATAGTTCCAATTCAACTGCTTCTTTCATCGAAGTAATATAATCTTTAACTTTCTCAAGACTTAATTGACCTTTTTGAAGCGCCTCCATCCAGGTATTAAGCGTTTCTTTCTCCGCAGCTGATAAATCTTCGTATTTAAGACCAATTTTTTCAAGTAAAGAATCAATCATGCTTGTACAGGCTGATTACCGCCCATTAATTGCAGCGGATTAATCTGCTGTTGCTGTCCAGGGAGCGCCCCTAGCTGCTGTCCGGGTATTCCCGCTCCCAGCGTAGGCTGCATCATTTTTTGCTTCTCAAACTCCATTATCTCAGTTATTTCATCGGGCGTTAAATCTGCAAACTCTAAAAGTTTTTTTTGATAAACCTCTCTAAGTTTTGGATTATCCGGCATATTCATCATTACCGCATTAAGTTTGGTTAAAGAATCAGTATCGTTGGCCTTTTTCTCGTCCTGGCTCCAAACTTTTACCATATATCCGGCCTTAGTCATCCAGTCCTTAGGACTAATTTCCCTTTCAAACAAATTGTTTGTATTTTTACCCTTTCTATATATTTTCACCGCATCTAATTTGTCTGATGCAGCTTCAACCATCTTTAAAAATTTTGTAGCTCTTTGTTTCCAGGCATCAGTATAAAATTTGGACATCCCTTTAACCCTGGCTTTTGCCTCCCCCTGGGCTAGTTGTACCTCACCCAATGTAACTTGCCCTCTTGTTTCCACTCCCTGCTGCGTGTCTGTTGACCCTGCGGCTCTTTGAACCATATCGGTAATATAATTCATTTCATCTAATGATTCTGATAAATCAGGAATATCTATCTTTTGGAGTACATCCTGCGGCTTCCCCGGAACTGGATACCAACCCCAGGGAACAGGATTAAACGTAGAAGGAAGAAACCCATCAGCCTTAATCGAAGAATCGTAGTAATGCATCCCAAAATTCCTAAGGGTTCTATTTTCAACTAATTGCGAAAACCACGAATTTAACACAGTATTGGGCGTTCTAACTATATCTGCTATCCCATCAGTCCAAAAATCCTGCTTATCTATATCATCACCCCATGTATTATACCTAAAATGGTTTTTCCAGTAGTGATCTTTAGTTATACCGATTACTTCCTCCTGAGGTTTCTTCATTAATATAGTTTGTTCTTCAGCCTCTACATAAACAAAGATCTGCTCCGGCAATACCGTCCCATTTACTTTTTCGTCATTTCTAAAAACATAATGTATGGTAAGTTCTACATAAGTCTCACCCAGCACTGGATCTTCAACATCAGTTACTCCCAAATCAGACATCTTCTGATTCTTTAACTGTAAAGAATTTTCGTTATCCTGGGCCTTAACAATACCCATTTGAGATTTAAAGAACTCTTCTAACTTTGCAACCTCTTTCTGATCATAATCAGGATTATTTTTAAGACTGCTAAGAGGTTTAAATATATGTGTGTGAATTAAAAATCTTGAAGAATCTATATCATAAGGGTTCATAAATCTGTCTATTAATATATCTTCAGGATCTTCAATATCCATTTTAACCATGCCATTTTCTACCTGTAACGAATCAAAAGTCCTGCCGAAAAAGAAATCCTGCTTTTTATCTACAATGTCTTGTAACTCTGCATGATTTTGTTCAAGAGTCCATTTCCAGTACTCATTCTGGAATATCTCAGCTTGCTTATTATTATCTCTATTTTCAAATACCACAACCGGCATATCATCAACATCTTTAAGGAGGGTACGAAGCGTAGTTTTCATTAGAGGAAGATTAACGGATTGCCTTTGCGTTAAACGGTTGATTGTTATTTTATCTCTGTATAATTCGTAGTTTTGTTTCCACTGTTCCTCTCTACGCCTGCGGTAATTAAAACCGCTTTCTTTGTTATTAACCAACATTTGAAGTTCAAGATTATTCTCTATCACATTATCCATCAGTTTAAGATTAAGGTATCAAATTAGTTGTTGGCAATAGTTATCCTATTTCCGGAATGTAAAGTAAAACACCACCTGGGTCGTTATCAAATTGAAATGGCTGAGATTTTACATAGCTAACCGCAAAGTATCTTAAAGCAGCACATAAATCAGAGTGGCCATTTGGATCAAGAGATTCATCTAGCATCGGCATTGTTGAGCCATCTGCATTTTGCTTCCACCTCAACCGCTCTATTTCTGTCACAAGCATCGTATTTTCTGGAGTATTTAATACAAACATACTAGGAGCATTTTCTATCACTTTACCATTAGGTAACGTCACTGTATGCCCCGGAACCGGCTTTAACCGCTGATTAATGACTTCTACACCATATTCAACCCAACCTCTCATGCCTTGTCCTATTTCTTTATTAGCTGGCTTAATATGCACGTTCTGATTAGCAAACTCTTTTTCCCATTGATCGCCTGATGGATCACCAAATATAGGGATAAAAGCCATACTGTAATCCTGGGACATAATTGCCTGGGCATGATCCCTAATAGTCTGTTCTTTGGCTTTATAACATCTCTCAATAAACCAGTTATCCTCATTATCAATTGCAATCCTAACTGATGCAGTCGGATCAGCACTACCATAATCAAACCCACGACCTCTTTGCCACTCATTAGGTACTTCAAAGCTGTCTATTAAATTAGAATCCCTGCTCCACATCTTAAGAGCTAACCCTGTAGCCCTGGTAAAGTCTGCTTCGTATTCTTGTGCAAAATAGTCAGGTGTATTTTGTATTCTTGCTCTTTCTACTCTTTCTTTAGGTAAGTATGGATTCTCAATACTTTTAAACCTCCAGGATTTCCAAACAGAATTATTACCTTGCCCTAAGTCATACATATCTTTAAAGTGATTGAATCCAGTTGGAGTGCTAATAAACAATGCTTTACCTTGTCTAAATGCAAGTGTTGGCTCAAGGATTGCTTGCCAAGCATAATCCCAGTTTCTCATTTGGGCTACCTCATCAATAACTAAGAAATCGAATTGCTGTCCTCTGGCTGTTTCTACATTTTCGAAACCTCTAAGTGTAATTCTTGATTCTCCGCTATCTGTAGTTCTGATAAATAACTCAAGCCTTGATTCATTTGGTTCTCTGCTCCATGCAGGTCTTGAAACGTCTTTTAGTATTCTCCAGGCAATATTTCTGGCTTGGTCGAAGGTAGTAGCAAAATAGGCAATCTCTCCACCAGCTTTAGAATATGCACACGCAATCATTTCATAAACTGCAAGAGTAGTTTTACCCCACTGCCTACCGCAATTCACTACTCTATAGTCGTGTGTATCACTTACTACTATCGCTTGCGCTGGATGGAAGACCATACTTAGTAATTAGTTCTGAAGGCATTACCAATACCTTTGCCTCGTTTATGTTAATTCCTCCTTCTTTTGGATACTTATTTTTGAGTTTATATCCTTGTTCTGCTGCTTTTAACCTAGTAGCATGATCTTCTTCATCAAAATATTCATATATTGGTGCTCCTTTTGAATCTCTATCAACCACTTCAGCTCGTTTTCTATTAGCTTTTAATGCTTCTTGTGTAACTGTTAATAATCCATCATCAGGCAAATACTTTTCTAATAATTTAGGCCATATTTTTGATTTCTTCGGAGTTCTTGCAGTCCTAGGAGAATAATTAGCTTTTCTCATTGCATCAGCTTTACTCTTAATGCCACCTTTCGCCACTATCTGCTCGAGGTTTTTTTCAAGAATTGTCATTTTTTACCGTTCCCTTAGGAGTTTGGTTTAACTAAGGATAGAGAATAGAGTTATTTTAAGGCAAGAGCTTTCTTTTTCTTAATATTCTTTTTAAATTCCTCCATTTCTTCCAGAGTTACTTTTCTATATGCTGACGGAGATAAAGAACTTACGGCAGTATACCACAAGGAGGTTGTGTTATCGAGGGGTCAAGTTAGCTTGAATCTCTGACAGTGTGAGTAGTAATTGCTTAGTCTCTTCTACATTTAGTCTAGTGGTATTCTCTGAAGTAAAAGGCTCTTGATCTTCTGATGCAATGAGTGTCTCATGTATCTTTTCCCCTATTCTAATACCTACTACCTTAAACCCTTCCTTATATTTATATATTTCACATAATGCTTCAGCTAAG